CTTTAATCTACATTTCCTTGGTATTTTATCAGTGTGTGCCAGGATTCCGGGAGTACCTCTTCTGAGCGTGGTCTACAGCCGATACATGTTTAAACGCGAAGCATCCAAGATGTACAGATGTTAAATGTCATCCCTACTCGGAGAGTTGATCATCATAATTGATGTCCTGCTTGGAATTAAGCTGAGGAACCTAATCTGGTTCTTGATTCTCTGGAGATTCTTTTCAATTGATAAGAGTTTTCCCGGTTCTCGCGATATAGAGATGATGAGCATAATTTGTTTCCTTGGAGAAGGTTAACCTTGGACGCTTTCTGATCATATTCTATTCATTCCAGTAGAAGGTGACCATTAAGATTGTTCTCGCAATGAACACAATGGAATGCGCCAGTAGTATCGCAAAATCAAACTGAAAGGAGGCCGTCCAAAGATGATAATTGGACAAAATTTTCCGAGCCTAGGTCCTGGGTCAACAAAACGTCTGAGGACTTACCAGGCTCTTCTGATGCAAGATTGGGATAAGCGCCATTTTGACGCTGAACTCTGCGAGCTTGCACGCCAATATTCCTACACTTGGGCATTACCTGAGTATAACGACGAAGTTGCCTATCTACGTGACCTTAGGTCAACGAAGGATGGAAAGTATTTCTCTCAAGGCGTTAAAGAGTATGCTAAAGTCCTTAAAGGCGTTGAGGCGTTTACTGAGCCTAACCACGTGTATGGAGGGTGGAACAGGCACTACAAAGCAGCAAAGAAATATGTGATGGATCACGGTCCTGAGCGTAAACTCCTTCCGCTAGTCTATACCTGCGACGAGGATATAGCGAATGTTATCCCTAGGAAGGACACCCATGCTGGCTTCGCTTTCGTGGAAACAGGAAAGAGGGAGAAGGGTGATTATTTAGATGGGATCTTCAAGAAGTACGAACAAGAAGAGCATAAGGCTAGAATGCAGAAGTTTTATCGCAATCTGATACTCATAGCCGTGAGAACTCAAGGTAACGGACATGCCTATGATGAAGATGGCAATAAGACGAACGATTGTGACCACAAGACACGAGTTGTCTCTATGATTACCATAATGCTAATTCTTATGGAATTACGGTTTGCCAAAGGTGTACAGGACTTCATGGCCGAGGTAGACTGGTATGCAGGAGGTAAGAATCTTGATATCGAAGTGGCTCAGTGGATTAACTCACATCGAATCGAATACCGTTTTTGGTGCACGCTTGACTATTCATCCTTTGATAGCTCAATTTCTGCGTGGTTGATTCATGATGCATTTGAAATCATGCGTTCCTGGTTCACACTAAGCCCGGACGATGAGGAATTATTTATTCTAGTCGAGAAAGCTTTCATCGAGAAAGATTTTGTGATCGGTGAAGGTATCGTTCACTCCGTTAAAGGCGTCCCGAGTGGTAGTATGTTCACTCAAATTGTCGACTCAATTGTCAATAGATTGATGATTTTGACCTACGCTTTCTCTCATGATCTGACTTTGGAGATGATCATAATGGGAGATGACAATCTGATCTTCTGTAATAGCCATATTGACATTGAGGACTTGGCTGGCTACTTGCGTAGGATGTTTGGCGTAACAATTAACCCTGCGAAGACAGTTGAAGGTGACCGTTACAAGGATCCGGTCTTCTTATCGAGGATTTGGACTCCTGGGGGATGCGACAGAGAGACACATGAGCTAGTAGCAAAGATGTTATACCCCGAAAGAGATAGGAAGTATGGTAAAGACCATGGCACACCAGCTATGACATTCTATGCCTACTTCTTATGCTATCCTGTAGCTATGAGGAGAATATTCGATGTTCCTAGATTTCTGAGTGAACACCCTGAAGTAACTTCGTACAACCTGAAGACTCTGGATAGTCAAAATCTTCCTGGTATTATCAGATATCTGCAAAGATATTCTGGTGGATACTGGTCTCGTTAGGCATTAAATGGTGACCGAAACGGGGAGCCCGCCACGTTTTAG